GGGAGCCGGCAACATTGAAGGAATTTTGCGCGATGTATGATAAGTACAGCGTGGAAGACATAGACAAGGTAAAAGTAAGTGTTGATGACGAGGCCATTAAGGATGGCCCACCATGCCTGCAGGCATTGTGTGATCAGGGATTTCCGGAAGGAACACGCAACAATGGACTGTTTAACATTGGAGTTTATTTAAAGAAGTTTGATCCTAATAACTGGGAAAAGTTGTTGGAAAAATATAATCAAAAATATATGAATCCACCACTTGATTCTAGAGAAGTGGTAGTAGTAGTTAAAAGTTTACAAAAAGGATATCAGTATAAGTGCAAGGATCAGCCAATCGTTTCCTATTGTAATTCCATCATATGCAAGCTCAGGAAATACGGAATAGATGGCAGCGATTTGGCCCAGGCATTGGGGGAATTGACCAAGCTGGACACGAAGCCCCCACAGTGGTTTCTTGAAATTCCCAATGATAAGCCTAATGAAGATGATTACAAGATTCAATTAAGCACTGAGGAATTACAGATACAAACAAAGTTTCAGCGGCGCGCAATGGACGTATTGACCATTATGCCTCCGCTGATGAAGACGTCTGACTGGCAGAAACTAGTAAATGAGAAAATGAAAAAGGCTCAAATTACCAAAGTTTCCAGTGACGGATCTGTGTCCGGACAGTTCATGGCTCACCTCCAGGAGTTCTGTACTGATCGGGCGCAGGCAAAAAACAGGGGACAAATACTCATAAGAAGACCGTGGACACAGGACGATTCCGAAGCGAAGGACTACAATATAACCTATTTCAGGCTTCAGGACCTGCATGCCTATCTCATCAGGCAGAAGTTCAACCATTTCAGCAACACAGGACAGATCATAGCGGAAATACAAAACATAAAAGGATTCAGATCGGAATTCTTCAAGATCAAGGGCAAGGGCGTGAATGTATGGGGCATTCCGGCCTTTCCTAAACAAGACTCAGAGTTTGACAGGGAGGAAAAAGATGACATTCCGTTCTAACTTAAAATACGGAGATAAACGAGAAGATGGATATACATTTGTTGGATACACTATGAAAAGAGGAAAGAAGTATGCAGATTTTAGAAGTCCTGAAGCATTTGAAAGGCAAAGGTCATATCACAAAGCTAATAAGAAAAAAGTTTATGATGCAATAACAGCTTTGTATAATGCATCTAAAACCAAACTTGGGTGTTCTCACTGCAATAAAAAATTTAAAAAAAATCCAGAAGTATTGGATTATCATCATCCAAATCCGGAAAATAAAAAACAACCCGTATCTTCTTTTTGGAGAACAAGTTGGCAACAGTTTAAGAAAATGAAAAAAGAATGGATGAAGTGCATTGTACTATGCGCCAATTGTCATAGAACGGAGGAGAAAAGAATTAGACATGCCAGAAATTAACATCATACTAGGCCCACCCGGCACGGGGAAAACTGAGGAACTTCTGCGGATAGTGGACCGGGAGCTAAAGGAGAAGACTGCTGATTCAAATGAAATTGGATTCTTCAGTTTTACTACCAGAGCCACCAATGAAGCACGTGACAGAGCCAAGGAAAAATTCAGCTTGACAGACGATGACTTGCCATACTTCTGTACACTGCACGCGTTTGGAAAAAGGCAACTAGGAATGTCAAAAACGGAAATAATGAACCCAAAAGATTACAAATCATTCTCAGCTGAATCCGGGGTTGACCTGGAATTTGTCACTCAGGACTGGGAAGATACAGGAATAATTACAACAGACAACAAGCTGTTAAGGGAAATAAATAAATGCAGAAATCAATGCATGGAACTGGAAGAATTCTACAACAAACATAATTTTAATTTTAACTGGTATGAGCTATTAATGGCTTACAGGGCGTTAGAGGATTATAAACACAGTAATAACAAGCATGATTTCACTGACATGCTTTCTCTGTGGTTAGAGACAGGACCTACTCCAAAGTTGGAAGTAGTGTTCATTGATGAAGCACAGGATCTAACCAATTTACAGTGGAAAATGTGCTCCAAAATATGGAAGAATGCCAAGAGAGTTTACATAAGCGGGGATGATGACCAAGCCATCTTTAGGTGGGCAGGCGCTAGTATTGAACACTTTATAAATATGGAAGGGAATGTAACCATCCTTAAACACTCTTATAGATGTCCTCGCGCTGTTCACAGAATTGCGGACTCGATAGTAAAAAGAATAGACAATAGAAGGGATAAGGAATGGCTGCCAAGAAATGTACATGGTGTAGCTGAATTACATGCATATCCTGATCCCATTGATTTAAGCATAGGAAAATGGCTTGTCCTGGCTCCGTGCGGATATATGTTGAACGAGATTGAAGAAAACCTAAGACAACAGGGATTGGCATACAAGAAAAATAATAAGCTTCCAGTCAAGAAAGAAATACTGTCAGCCATAGATGCATGGAAAAAACTTAACGAGGGTGAGGAACTTTCCTTTGATGAGGTATCTTACATATACAGTTACCTACCAACCAAGATTGGTGTTGAAAGGGGATATAAGAATTTAAATACATTAAGTGAAGATAAAATGTATGGTGTTGAAGAATTAACGATGCATCATGGATTGTGCGCGTCCGGCACGCCTTGGGATGTGGTGTTTGAGAAAATAGGAAATAGAAATATAGAGTACATACGATCATTGGAAAAGGTTAACAAGACTTTATCCTCTGATCCTCTCATTAACTTAAGCACCATCCACATGGCCAAGGGTGGAGAATGTGATAATGTTATGCTGTTCACGGATCTTTCCCGTGCTAACAGAGAAGAAATGGAAGTTAATCCAGATGATACGCACAGAGTCTTTTATGTAGGGGTGACACGCGCAAAAGAACAACTGCATATAATAGAACCACAAAATTACGGGGGATTCAAAATATGAGTGCCCACAAGAAACAAGTAGGAGGAGACCATTATAAAAGAATGGCAATACAGCCAAGCCATTATATTGTTAAGAATAAGCTTGGTTGGTATGAAGGAAACATTGTCAAGTATATTAGCAGGCACAGTATCAAGGGGGGAAAACAGGATGTGGAAAAAGTTATCCACTATGCTGAATTACTCTTGGAAGATCAGTACATCCCCAAGAAATCTCGCGGTGAGATAATGGGAGAAGTGACCAGAAAATATATCAAAAAACTCAACAAGGAAAAAAATGAAACAAAATGAATTCATCTTTGCTAACACTGTAAAATCAGAGTGGGTTCATCCTACTGAATTTCCATCCATGAAGGAAAGACCCGTAGTGGCTGTGGACTTGGAGACTTGCGATATAGATCTGAAGAAAATGGGCCCAGGATGGCCGAGAGGAATAGGAAAGGTCATAGGTATTGCCATATCTGATGGTCAATTTAGTGCCTACTATCCCATTGATCACGATGGTGGTGGAAATATGGACAAGAAAGCTGTACTAAAATACATTAAATCCATATGCGAAGACGATTCGATAGACAAAGTGTTTCATAACGCGCAGTACGACATTGGATGGCTGTGGAGATTAGGAATAGAAGTAAAAGGATACATCCATGATACAATGATTGCAGCAGCACTTATTGATGAGAATAGATTTTCTTATGCATTAAATAGCATAGCATCTCAATATCTAGGAGAATATAAGAATGAAGCCACGCTTAAAAAAGCTGCAGCTGAGCTAGGACTGGATCCTAAGAGTGAGATGTACAAGATGAATGCACAATTTGTGGGGGAATACGCTGAAGCGGATGCGAGGCTGACTTTGCAACTGCATGAAAGATTAAAGATTGAAATAGAAAAGGACTCTCTTCAGGGCATCTATGACATAGAATGCCGCCTTATTAATGTCATATTCAATATGACCAAGAAAGGGGTGAGAGTTGACATGACAAAAGCCTTTGCTCTAAAGAGCAAGCTTAGAAACAAGGAGAAAAAAATTTTAAAAAGAGTGAAAGATTTGACAGGATCCTATGTGGATTTGTGGTCAGCTAGGTCAGTCGCGAAGGCGTTTGATTCCCTTAATTTGGAATATCCAATGACAGAAAAGACAAAGGCCCCCAGTTTTACCCAGACATTCTTGGAAACCCATGATCATGAGCTTCCACGTCTTATAACCAAGGCGAGGGTATTTAACAAGCTACAGGGTACATTCATAGATGGTATAGCCAAATATATACATAACGGAAGAGTACACGCACATATAAATCAGATTAGGGGGGATAGTGGGGGAACTGTTACTGGAAGATTCTCCATGTACTGCCCCAACTTACAGCAGATACCAATAAGGGGAGAAATGGGCATAGAAATAAGAAAGATTTTCATTCCTGAAGAGGGGGAACAGTGGCTTTCAGCTGATTATTCACAGCAGGAACCTAGATTACTCACTCACTTTGCTGTGCTTAATAAGAATGACGGAGCTGTTGAAGTGCAGGAAGCCTATAAGGAAAAGGATCTTGATTTCCATCAACAAACAGCTGATATGGCTGGTATTCCTAGAAGACTAGCTAAGACAATTGGATTAGGGGTTATGTATGGAATGGGATACAAAAAGATGGCCGTTGATCTGGACATTACACCATTGGAAGCTAAAAATATTTTAAAAGAATTTAGGGAAAAAGTTCCTTTCATGCAAGAAATGCTGGAAGACGTGATGAATAGAGCAAGTGCCGTTGGAACTAT